TAAGAGTTAAGGTATAACCTGCTTGAGCTAACAAAGGAAATAAATCAACAAAACCTGCCGCTAGGTTAGCATCATCAAAAGTACCATCTGGGTTTAAATCTGGATCTCCTCTAACAAAATCTATCAGAGTTCTCATGTTAACAGGCAAGATAGTACCTGCTGATTTGTTAGCGTATTTTCTTTCATTCAAAGAAGATTCTTGTTCTGTTCTAAACACCCCCCAATTAGGAGTGGCTTGTGCACCTTCTCCCTGCTCTAGAGCTTCTACAAAAACTTCATTAAATCTTTGTTCTAAAGGCACTGCTCCTCTACTATCTGGATTAGTTTCAGATACTATAAGCCCTCTGTCACCCGATAGTTGAATGAAAACATTACGTGTTGGATTATCTCTTCTCGCTTTTAAGAAATTTTTAATTAAAGAACTCGACAATCTGTCTACAGGTTTCACTCCCACTCTTCTAGTAGTAACAGAAGGTGTCCCATCTTCATCTACAATAGGTACTCCATCTGCGTCTCGCAGTGGTACTTCTTGCATTTGAAAATTAGGCGTTTCCCAAAAAGCTCTTTCCGATTCATCTAACGCATCTAAGTACGCTGCCTTTTCTTCATCTGTCGCTCTACCAGATAACTTAAAACCATCCTCTTCTATATTGGTACTTATATCAACTGCTTCTACGTCTACGTCTTGAGTTTGTGTGCCTACTTCCCTCTCCTCTACATCTATTTGTTCTCCAGTATCTGGATCAACATCAAACGGTACAAAGTCATCTTCTAAACTACGATCTCTATCTCCTAGAACTTCTCGTATTGATCTTTGCCCTACTGTATACGGATTGTTTTCACTAAAAGAACCAAACAAACTTTCTGCATTTTCTAACGCTTTGTTATAGCTAGCCTCATTTGTAGTTTCTTGGTGAACAACTCTGCCTTGGTCATCTCTAACCTCTAAAACTCTATCGTGAAACCCTTGGTTCATAAGATCAGAGTAACCTAAAACAGTCTGTAAATTTTTCTCAGTAGCGCCTTGTTCAACAATCAACTTAGCTTTTGCTTCGTTAGAAGTAAAAATAGTCCCCCTTGGAGTTCTTACTTGGGCGCTAAATTGCTCTAAATTTTTTAAGTCTTTGATTTTACTTTCATCTTCTTTTCTTATGAATACTGTATCTTTCCCTACACTTTTATCTAAAGCTGCATCTACTTGGCCTTGTAAATCGGATATTGATTCTCCTTTAAAATCAGACGCTGGGTCTCCAATATTTTGATCCGCTTCTTGTTTTTCAGCTCGAGCTTCAAAGCCCTCATCTACAACATCACGCACTGCAGAAAAAATTCTAGAAACAGCAGTAGTAGGAGCCGCTCTAGCACCACCAGCAAAAAACCCAACAAAACTAGCTTCTGCTAATCTTAATTTTGCTTGCGCAGTATCGTATTCATCGTCAATTGCAAACCTTTGTGCAACTTGAAGCCCCTCTTGTAAAAATTCTGTGCTACCTTCAGAGATAGCGTTAGCACCAGTAGCAGTGGCAATATCTCTAGCTAAATTTACAAAGGTATTGCCTGCTTTTTGTGCATTGTAATTTCTTAATATACTTTCTACTCGAGGCGTAGCTATTCCTTTTAAATAATTTCTATACTGCGTTAAACGAGTCTTTTCTGTTTTGTTTAAAGAACTAAATCCATATTTATCGGCTTTTTGCCTTAATTGTTCTAAAGGAGATTTTCTAACCGCTAATTTAAATAATGATCTAGCAAAGTAAGCCTCAGATATAGTACCTAACACCGCTTGCGGTATACCTAACAATGAAGCCATAGCAGCTTCTTCTTTCCCAATCTCTAAATCAGCCTCATCATACTCTCCTAAAGATTGAGCTGAACCAACTACATATTCTTGTGCAAAAGCTCCAGTTAGTGCCCCACCTTTAAAATATTTACCGTAAGCATATGTTTCATCTAGCACTGCTTTTTCGTCAGGACTCAAAGCCTCCCTACCTTCTGTTTTAGCTTTTTCTACGAGTTCTTTGTAAAGTTGTTTGACTGATGCCTTTGAAGTTAGTCCAACATACCCAGCTCTTCCTAATAAACTCAAGCCCCCGGTTGCAAAAGCAGAAGCTATGGTAAGTCCTGCTTGTGCAGTTACAGAACCCAAACCTTTTCCTATTTGTAAAAGGAAACTAGGAAAATCTGGTTGCTCTAAAAACTCTTCAAAAGGCTGCATAGTGCTCATAAACTCATCTGCTTGTTCTGACAGTCCTCTATACCTTTGTAGGTTAGTTTCAGCTGCTTCATCTCTTTCCAAAAGAGTATTAAAGATACCTTTAAATGCTTGAAAATCTGCTTGAGCTCTAACTGCCCCACCCCTTACTGCAGTGCTAAAAGTATCAGCAAAACCTTCAGGCGCTAACTTTTCTCGGGGTTGGGGGGATAAATCAATATTTCTAACCTGGTCTTCCTGTTCCATCAACAAACTCATAATGCTAGAGGGCGCTTTCGCAGGCTTATTGTACTCAGGCTCAACCTCTGGAGTCGGTTTTCCTATAGGATCTAGAGCTAGTATTGCATTTGCAAACTTCCCCGCTCTTTCAGGTGTTTGAGATCTAGCCCATTCCGAATCCAATACTTCGCTACTAGCATCACGATAGTCGCCTAACTGCAAAGCCCTCCATGTATCTTTAAATGCTCTAGGGTTAGACTGTTCGTTCCACCAATTAGAACCTAACTGAAAATTTACAGAAGTAAGACGACTAACAAAATCTCTGTTCCTTTGCGGGTCGAGACCTAACTTTCTCATTTGAGATAAAGCAGCTAAATAAGCATCGCTAGAATCTTTTTTGAACCACTCATCTATCTGCTCATCTGACACTTTGTCACCTTGTTTGTATTCAAGGCGGTCTTTTGCAGTTAACTGATGTCCAATGCCTCCGGTTAAGACATCTTCAGTATCAGGATAAATTTCGTCTCTTCTGCCTTCTTCGGCCTCTAAAAGACTTAAAATACTTTGAGGGACTTGGACTGCCACACTTATTGCCCTCTTCCGATGTTTCTATTTAAAATAAGTTGATCTGCCGCTAGCTGTCGTAGAATACTTAAAGCTAAATCACCCCCACCAGTTAGCGCTTGGTTGTCAGTGATTTCAAGAATACTGCCGCCAAGTTTAAATTTGACCGCTTGCTTAATTTGATCTGGGTCTCTTATTTGCTTTTCATTCGGGCCTATAGCAGTTATTGCTTTAAAAGTGTCTAAAGCTTGCTCGGTGTCTCCACTAAAACCAAAAAAAGCTATCACTTTATTGATAAAGCCTCGAGCACTAGCATTTTTATCAACCCATTGTCTAAGATACTCTACGCTCATCTTTTTCTTTCCGGCTAAATCAGCAGCATTTTGCACTGGTAGAGTACGTAGGGTTAAAGCTGCGTTGTCTAACTCACCCGCTTTAAGTTCAGCTCTAACCTTTCTAATATCTGCAAGGTTAGTAGCGTTCTCTACTTCAGGAGGTTGTGACATATCAAACTGTCGTTTTAATATTGCAGATGTGTCATACAACAGACCTGTTTCTAAGAAAAGAGGAAACTGTTGAAATAATGTATTAAACCTAGGATCATTTGGATCAAGGCTAGCCATAATTTTTAACATAGTAGCCATTTTTGTTTTTTTGCCAGCACGATTTAAGTTCTTATTCTGTAAAGCTGTAACGTCACCAGAGGCTGTTGCATTTTCTGGAGATTCTGCTTCTAGTTTCGCTATTTCTTTTTGTAGAGACTGAATATCTTTTTCAGTAATCGCTCGTTCTACGTTAGAGAAATCTACTTTTTGTGTACCGTCCTCAAGAGCTATGACATCTGTTGAACTCAAAGGATCACCAAAAATAGAGTTAACGTTATTTTTATTATTTAAAGCAAATTGATACGGGTTCTCTTGATACGCTTTTAACTGATCGGGTCTGTTTTTTAACATATTAATCATATACGAAGGACTTTTATTTTTATAAAAAGCAGTAACTGTTGCATTATCTGCTCTAACAGCTGCAGCATCGCCCCTTTCTTGGCTTCTTTTATTCTTAGTAGACTCTATTTTCCTAAGTATAGCTTTCTGTAATCTATCTTCATTTTCCTTAGATAAGTTATTAGCATCCTTTTCTAATCTATTCTGTTCCTGGACTGAAAAACTTGCAAATGAGGCATCGTCTAGATTAAAGGGATTAGACCCAGTAGTTCTTATGTAGCTTGTATCACCTAAAGTATTTTTAGTGTTAGTGTATGAGATGCCTAAAGGGCTAAACTTTTCCCTCATTGGACTACGATCTACCTCATATATCATACTCAAAAGCATGCTAGGGTCAGTAACCCTTTCGCCTGTTCCCGGATCAACAAAACTGGAACCCGGTGTTTCTGATAGGCTTAAAGTTTGCGCATCCATAATACTTTCTGCTTGTGTTAGAGCTTCTTTTACTAGCGTTAATTTATCAGCTGTTTTTACTACACTATCAAGAGTTTCTGGTCTTGCTGAGCTGGGGTCTGTTGCCGTGTTTATCGTATCGTCATCTAAACCAACGTAATCAATAAACCTAGCAACGCTTGGATCTCCTGCAAATCTACCAATTGTTAGATAAGAAGGAATGTAGGCTGCTTCTATAATGTCATAAAGACTTTTATTGTTTATATCTTGTTTAGTAATAGGTTCATCTTGATTAGCCTTTCCACCACGTTTAGTGATAGGGGCTGAATAACTTCTAGCATCGTTACCCCTAACTTCTGTAACTCTGACTAAAGGGTTTAAAACATCAAAATCGCCATCCTCATTAAAACCATATGTACTATTTGCAAAATCAAACCGTTTTCCAAACCCCAACGTTTTAAAATCCATGCCTGATTCAGTAGCGTATAAAGAAGCTAATTGTCTAGATTGCGCGTTATCCCCACGAATTAAAATGTGATCTAGTGGGTTATATATAAATCCAAGTTCTTGACTGCCCGAAGTTATTTCATCGGTAAATTGCTTTTTCTGTGCTTGTTTTTGATTGTAGTATTCTGTAAGTTTTTGCCCAGCTATATCTTCGGGTAATGTCGCAAAAATCCCCCCAGCAACTCCAGTGTTCTCATATTCCCTATATAGGTTTTCTAAATCTTGATCTAAAGTAGAAGCACTGTTATTTAAGTTATTGTAGCTCCTCGTGTTCTGCGCAACTACATCTCTTCGATCTTTATAGGTTTTTCTACCCTCAAACAGTTTGTTTTGAGGAGTAAAGAATACTTTAAGTTTATCTGAAGTAGATAAGTTTTGATCTCTAAGCGTAGAAATAGTCCCCGGACCAGCGTTTGGGTTAGTAAATAAATCGTCAATTGCCATGTTATATTAAACTTAATGCGGATCCTATTAAGGAACCTATTGCTCTTGTTACCCCACCTTTATACTGGGCCCTATCTTGTTTATACCTATTACTTCTTTGTACATCAAGACTAGCTGCGGTACCGAGTTCTGACATAGAAGTTCTGTTTAGGTTTTGTCCAATGTTTATAAGTTGACCCAATAATCTTGTATTAACATCATCTTGTCTTAAACGAGCGTTAGTCAAACCTCCCGCTAAATTTAAAGATCGTCCTCTTTCTTCTGCTCGTACTCGTTCTCTTCTTTGCGCGCCGGTCTCTTGTACTCCATATCTTTCTCTATTCCTTCTAGCAATATCTCTAGCAACCTGAGTTTGCGTTTCTACTGTCGGTCTTACTGCATCTACGATACTAGTATCTGTTTGTGCTTGCTCAACTAACTCTTCTTCAAAAGGTCTAAACTCAGTTACAAACTGCTCGTACTCCGCGGCTGCGACATCAGCAAAAGCCTGATCTGGGTCTGTAACCTCTGGTAAACCCAAACGTTCCATAGTGCCCTGTGCACCTGTGGTTGGCCCCATGTATTGATCTTCCATGGGTTCGCCTCTTCTGTGACGTGGATTATGTGGCATTACTAAATACGCCTCCCGAACTATATAAGCCTTGCGAACCAGTTATAGGAGTCAATGTATCCATCTTCGTATTATATGATTTTATAGCACGACCTATAACTGGTATGGCTCCCCTGCCTATACTAGTAAGCGCAGCTACATTAGACATTCTACCTGTTTGTTTAGCCGCAGCGTCAGCAAGAGTTTCTGAGGCTGATAACCTACCCACATTAGCCAACGCACTTGTAGTAATCGCTTGTTGGCCTCTACTTGTTCCTAAAATACCCGCAGCTTCTTTATTTTTCGCATCTGCTGCTTGAACATCAGCATTAAGAAGGTTAGCTATCGCTCCAGAAGCCACATCCGCAGAATACTCTATTCCGGTTGCTGTGTCCAAAGTAGGTATGCCCCTACCAGTAAAAGCTTCCATAGCATCAAAGTTCGCACGCCCTAGGAAAGTGCTATCAAGATCTTGCCTTCTATTTCTGTCCCTTAAATCTCTCAAAATAGGGTCATAGGTCATTGAGAATACTCTTTGATCCTCAAGTGCTTGCGCCGCCTGAAACTTTTCCATTTCACCGGGTTGGTAATCTTTTTCTTTAGGTCCACTAGACATATCTATAACTCTTTTCTAAATACTTGTGTTACAGCTTTATATCCATGCTTAGTTCCCGTCTTAATCCATCCAAGACGGCTGGAATGAAATTCTATTCCAACTATGTTTAAGTTTTCAGAAAGTCTTTCTACAAACTCAAACCCTTCACTTATTATATTATATTTAGGCACGCTATAGCCTACCCAAATAAATAAAGTTTTTTCTCCTCCAAAGTCATTCAACAGTGTCGTAACTAAAAAGCCTGCATATTCTTCGTCTTTATACACTACATATAAGTCCGCGCTACCTTTACGTAAAGCAGAATATACATCAGCCGGTATCCAATCTGCATGAGATTTCTTCGTTACCTCGTAGAGATCTGATTCTATGTTTGTGTAAGCAGCGCGTATATCCTCTAATGGGATATGTTCAAACACTACTCCTCTAATAGTCAAGCTCCCTGCCATAACGACCGTACCTCTTCCTTGGGCTTAATCCAGCTCCTTTATATTTTACTGTTCTTTTAACTCCAGTATCTCCACCACGTCCTTTTAACTCTGCTAGTCTAATTTGTTCTTGGAACAAACCAAAATAATCAGCAGCAGCTACAGGATCAGTCCATTCTTTACCTGGCATTCTTAGTAACCTGTAAACAGAACCGTATACGATTCCATCTCTGTAAGTATTACTAAAAGCAGTGTCTATACTAGTTGTTGTTCTTGTAGGTTTTAACGCAACATTTACTAAAAGTTCTTTACCATCGTTTGGTTTGGGCACTAACCAGAAAGTGCTAGCGGTTTTCTGTAAAAAAACTGAAGGGGTACCTGATTTGTCTCTCCAGTCAGGGTAATTAAGTTCTAAACTTCTTGGACTAATAGGATCTAAGTCATGTCCATCATAAGTTGCCCATAAAATTTGGTGTACATCTGTACCACTGGGTTGGTCGAACTCGTACTCATATGTACCAGATATAGTTGTTATCGGGTCTAAGTCAAATGTGAACGCTCTACTCTTTTCACAAAACTCAATAGTCGCTGCTCTTAAATTTAATTCGATTAGCCCATCTGGACATCCCGGAACATACGGCAAAATATCAGTTATTAATGAATCAAAACTAGCCACCTATTGCCTCCGTTTTAGGGTTAGTAAGTTGTTCTATTTGTTTACCAACTAATAAAGTTTGATTAAACGCATTAAAGTAGCCACTAGCTACTGCAACATTATTAGCATACTCTGATTCTTTTAGGAATGCTCTGTATAAAACAAAATTAATCAAAGCATTTGCAAAAATATCATCTACTTGAATTAAATCTGTACCCGCACTTATGTTGGTTGGGTTCTTAGAATAAACTACCTCTACGTAGGCACTACCAGAGATTCCAGGGTAAACATAAAATTTTCTAGGGTCTTTCTCATTAAAGGCATAGTTTTTTACAACCGTACCATGTGCAGCTGGTCCAGTTACAGAAGAAGAATGCCAATCACGATTAATAATATCTAAATCTGATAATTCAACTTGTCTAATAGTTCTACTACCGGTAGCGTCTGTGCCTGTCCCAGACATGTTTCTTAAAACTTTAATTAAACGTAACCCGTCAGTTGGGATAGACTGTTCAGTTCCTGTGGATAGAGAAACATTAGAATGAGTAGCGGTAGAATCAGGACGAAGATTAACAATTTCTCTTTGACCATCATTCAAATAATCTAAAAGTTCGCCTTCTGTCCATCGTACATTTGTATTATCTTGTAAGATGTTCTGGACTCTCGAAAGAATATGTTGCCCTTGTAATGTCCCTGCCATTTATCACTCTTCTACTTTTTTACTCTTTGTAGTTTTTTTAGGTTTCTCCTTAGTTTCTTCGATAAGTTCTTCCATTTTCTTAGGTGCTTCTTTTACTTCAGTGCACCCAGCTTGTATGCAGGCATATGCTATGTAGTCGGGAAACTCTCTTGTTTCTCCAGCTTCTAGTCTAACTGCATCACCAGTAGTTAAAGCTACGTAAACATCTTCACTAGCTTTTACCAACATTTTTTTTATTTCTTGTTCTGCCATTTATAACTCCTGTTTAAAAGAAGGGGGTGGCCCTAAGACCACCCCAATCTTAATTAGAATGCGCAATCTACTCTGATTACACCAAAGTCTTCATCCTGACTAGTATC